GACGTCGGCGCTGCTTGCGACCTGGCCAAACGCGATCTGCTCGCGCGCCGCATCGCCGATTGCTTTGTCGCTCATCCTCGCCATAGCGATGGCTATGGCTGCGGTTCGCTTCGCACACTCGGCGCGCGGATGCGCGTCTCGGCATGTACGCAAACTTATGGGCTGAGACACTAGTGCAGTGTTTCACTGCCGACCGACTGGGGGGCACAGCGGGAGGTGGTGGCGAGGCTTGATGCGTGATCGGGTTACGGGCCCTCGATGACCCGGGCCACGTCACCTTGGCATTCGGCGCACTGGCCCACCAGCAGCAAGTCGCCGCCTTTGATTGTGCCGTTCAAGTTGGTGATGGTTGTTCCGTGACGGCACTGGCCGCACCAGACGTTGGACAGCAGGCGATGGCGGACTTCGGCAGGGATCGTTTCCCAACGCTGCCGGGCTGGCTTGGTGAAGTTCGGGAATGACTCAACGCCATCCGTGGGCACCACCAGTTTAGGCATCCGGTTTCTTGCCATCTCCCGCGCTTGCGTCATCGCAGCCAGAGTCTGCACGTTGGGTGTTTTCTCATTCATCGCATTATTCTGCAAGGGAGGCAAAAGACCGCAGCCAGGGATCGAGGTGAGCGATGTCGAAGATTCCAGTCTCGTACATTTGAATCATCTCGGCGTGAATCTGCAGCGGCGCACGCTGCAAGCGCCAGCCATTGATGCGCAGAAACACATCGGCTGCGGCAAAGGCTGTGCGTTTGTTGCCATCGACAAAGGGATGGTTGATGGCTAGACTCTCCAGCAACGCCGCTGCTTCAGCCACGATGTCGTCGTAATAGCCAGTCTGTGGGCGGAACAAGGCTGCCTCCAGCGCACCAGGATCACGCACACCCGGGGCACCACCGTAGCGCTGTATCAGCACGGCGTGCATGCCAAGCACATCGGCCACGGTCAAATAGTCGTGCGGCACGGCTTACTTGGCCAGTTCACGGTAGAGCGTATCGAACTCATCCAGGCTGGAGGCGAGCGCTGCCATCACGTGGCGACGGGGACGTTCTTTCTGCTGTCTGTCGATGTAGTCGCGCAGGGCGTCATCAAGCACAGCCTGAAACTGACGGCCTTGGCTTTCTGCGATCTGGCGCAGTGCCGCCAGCACATCGGGCGCGGCTTGGGAAGAAAATTTCTCGCGGACGACTGTGGTCATGAACCTCTCCATCATGATTCATCATGACGTTTCATGATAAAACAAGATAAGACGGTGCGCCACTGTCTGTTTTGACTCGATGTTTGACCGCTGGCCTTGGTTGACGCTGAACAGGAGCACGCAAGCTATTGATTTTGCGAGACCTCCATCTGCGCATACCCGCAGGCCAAACAGAGAAAAGAGACGGCTCTGGCGGAAAAAATGGCCGATTTCGGGCGTTTCGGCTGGTGACCACCCGCAGCACAGGTGGCCGAAACTCCGCGTGGCGCGGGGATTTCAGGCAAGGAAAAGGGCCCGGAGACTATCCGAGCCCTTGTAGATGGTGGTGGTGGAGTTCCCCGCTAGAGGAAACCTTCCTGCCTCACGGGCATTGCCACCGTCGGCGTGATTCTACTCTGGGCGCGCATCCGAGGGAGAACCGGACACCCACGCGCATTTCCTCGCCGCCGAAGGCAACGAACGGTCTGCGGATCGATTCCCAATCGGACACCGAATTCAACATCTGCCCCATTCCCGTGACAGTGGGGCTTCGGCATGCCACACCTCGACGCCAAGGTTCACCGGCTGCCAGCCGGGAGTACGTGGCCTCAGGGACGGGTGAAGGCGTGCGCCATTCCCACGCTCCCTTGCTTTGCGTTGGCTTTGCTGAGATCGCTGGCCATGTGCTCGCCAACGCCGCAGGGTCAGTGACCGAGCGTGTCCGTGAAGGATGCCCGCCAATCTGGACACGAATGTCGATAACCTGAAAGTTTTGTACTACTATGTAACGGTTTGACAAAAACTGGGCGTCACCATGCCGACAAGCAACGACGAGGGCGAAATCCTCACCCTCAAGCAGGTCGCGGAGTTCCTGAAGGTCACGGAGCGAACGATCTATCGGCTGGCGGCGGCCAAAAAGATTCCTGCGTTCAAGGTTGGTGGGACGTGGCGATTCTCCAAGGCGGAGATCAATCAATGGATTCAGCGCCAGTCAGAACGCGGCAAGAACGACGAGACGTAACTCAAAGGAGGGCTTGATGACCCAGCAGACCGAAGGCAACGAGCAAATGGAGCAATCGCTGATCGACATCGCTGTCGAGAGCTGGCGCTTCTCGCGTCTGTTTGGAAAGGTGGTCAGCAAGCTCGACGCAGGCGAGTCCGGCCGCTACGTCAACCAGCTTCGCTACTTCCAGAAGAAGGTCGAGGAAAACCTCGACTCGAACGGTCTCAAGCTGGTCAACGTCGAAGGGCAGCCCTACGACGCGGGAATGGCGGCATCCGCCTTGAATTTGGGCGACTTCGGCCCTGACGACGTGCTGCTCGTCGATCAGATGCTGGAGCCGATCATCATGGGGCCGAAGGGGCTGCGCAAACAAGGCACGGTAATGCTCAGGAAGGTGGAAGCATGAAATACGTCGGTATCGACCTCGGCACGACCAACAGTGCCATCTGCTCCTTCGACGGGGAGAAAATTCATCTCTACAAGAGCCCGGAGCAACACGACGTCACCCCATCGGCCATCTTCATCGACCGGCGCGGCAACAAGTACGTCGGCTCGCGCGCCTACAACAGCGCCGCGAAGAATCCCGACAACGCTGCGGTGCTGTTCAAACGGCTGATGGGCACGAGCACGCCCGTGAAGCTCCCCGCCGTCAACCTCACCATGACGCCAGAAGAATGCTCCGCCGAGGTGTTGCGCTCCCTTTTCGGCTACTTGCCCGAAGAGATTCGGGGTGATGGTGACACCGGCACCGTTATCACGGTTCCGGCCGCCTTCAACCAAATGCAGAAAGACGCCACGATGGCTGCGGCTGATGCAGCCGGGCTCGGACGGGTTGCGTTGATGCAAGAGCCGGTCGCTGCGGTGATGAGCGTCATGCGCCAGCGCAAGAACGACGGCATTTTTGTTGTGTACGACATTGGTGGCGGCACGCTAGATGTCGCCATCGCCGAGAGTATCGGTGGCCGCGTGAACCTGCTTGCCCACGGTGGCATTGCGATGTGTGGCGGGCGCGATTTCGACCGGATTCTTTTCGACAACGTCGTGAAGCCATGGCTACTGGACAACTTCGACTTGCCAGAAGACCTGGCATCCAATCCACAGTACAAATCGCTGCGCACCATTGCGACGTGGGCCGCTGAAAAAGCAAAGATTGCGCTGTCGCAAAGCGAAGAATCCGTCATCAGCCTTGCCGAGAATGAGCTGGGTGTACGTGACCAAGCTGGTGAAGAAATTTACCTCGACATCCCCATCAGCCGGGGTCTGTATGACGACTTGATTGCATCCAAGGTCGATGAGTCCATTCAAGCCACCCGAGAGAGCATCGAAAAAGCAGGTCTGAGTTCGCACGACGTTGAGCGAATTGTCTTTGTGGGCGGGCCAGCGCAGTACAAAAACTTGCGCGACAAGGTGGCTTTCCAACTTGGCATCGCACCGTCCACCGACGTGAACCCGATGACCGCCGTCGCGGAAGGCGCGGCTGTGTTTGCCGAGTCCATCGATTGGGCCTCGCAAAGTCGTGGCCGTAAAAGTTCTCGTGGCGCACTCAGCGCCGGTGGCGCGCTCGATCTTTCGTTCAATTACATCGCGCGCACGCCGGAGCTCAAGGCCAAGATCGTTGCCAAGTTGTCACGTGCACCTGCTGGCATCGAATTTCAGATAGATAGCCTTGATACGGGCTGGTCGTCAGGACGCATCGCGCTGAAGGACGGTGCAAGTCTTGAACTCAGTCTGTCCAAACCCGGCGACAACATCTTCAAGGTGTTCGTGTTCGACTCGAACGGCGCACCCGTTGCGCTGGGCGAGGACAAGATCATCATCGCACGCACTGCCGCCAGCATCGACGCCATTCCAGCATCGCACTCTATTGGTGTCGAAGTCCGTGACAAGGTAGGTGGGCGCTTGGTGCTGGACTACCTCGTGCATGAAGGCGATCAGTTGCCCAAGAAGGGGAAAAAGACCTTCAAGGCAGGCGAATCCCTCAAGTCCGGTGGTGCTGGATCGTACAAATTCAAGCTGTGGGAGGGCGAGATCTCTGATCCGATCAGTGATAACCGTTTCATCGGCTTGTTCGAAATCAAGGGGGCGGACTTTGATGACGGCGTGATCGCCGCCGGTGCAGATTTGGTCTGCGAGTATGAAGTCCTCGACTCTGGCAACATCCAGCTGGAGGTTTCGGTGCCTTCCATCAGTGGCTCGTTCCAGAGTGGGCGCAACTTCTACTCCAGCCAGGAAGGCAAGATCGACTACTCCAACCAAGCCAAAAATATTCAGGAGCAGTCGGAACATACGCTGGAGCGGCTCGAAGAGATGGCATCCAAAGTGGACGACCCGCGCCTGGAGCAGGCCCGCGAGAAGTTGGAGCAGGCCAACACCATTGAGTCCGGCGAGGCCGATCCTGAAACGGCAAAGCAGGCAATGGACAACGTGCAGGAGGCCAAGCGCCTGCTGGCGCTGACCCGTAAAGAGCACCTGAAAGACATCCGCCAGCTTGAACTGGACAGGGCTATCGATTTCTTCGAAAAGGCCGTGCGCCAGCACGCCCGCCCCACCGAGGCGTCGTCATTCGACAGCTTGGTCAAGACTGCTCAGCGCGCGCTCGAAAACAATAGCAGCGATTTCGAATCGCATCTGGACGATCTGCGCAGCCGCAACTTCATGATCTTGTGGCGTCAAGATTGGTTCGTGATTGATCACTTCAAGCGTCTGGCTCAAGCAAGCTACCTTTTCTCGGACGCCAGAGAACACGCGCAGCTGGTGGCGGTCGGAGCCGAAGCCATCAAGGCCAACGACATCGAAAAGTTGCGCGCAGTGGTCGGCCAACTCTTCTCGATCCAAGTCGGCTCTGCGGGTGACGACGACATGATGGCCGGTGCCAATATCGTTCGGAGTTGATGCTCATGGCCCTCGACGCATGGCTTCCCATCGGATTCAAGCTACCAGACGGCGCGAAAGCTCGCGTCGCCTTGTACGAGGGCGCAGATTGGCAGGTGTACGAAACCCAAGGCGGTGGCCGTGCACTGGTCGTCCATGATGAACTGGGCGCACGCTGGCAGGAGGCAGGGCTGATCGACGATGGAACGCTCGACGCCTTCCAGTTCGGAGATCATCAACTGCGAGCCATCTCGTGCAGCCCAAGCCAAACCCTGCTGCCCATCAGCGAAGCGAAGTCTCCCGACAACAAGGCCGAGGCGCTTTCATTCGCCTTGGCGTTGAAGGCCACGCGCGACATCGATTCGGAGTCGGCGCTGCAGGACGCGCTGTATGTCGAAAAGATCACCCGCCTGCTGGGGCGGCGCGAGCATCTCGGCCACTTCTTTCCGGCGTCTGCGCCAGACCATGAGCTGGCTGGGCGCGGGCCACCTGAAGGATGTCGTGCAAGCGGCAGGCTTCCAAGTTGCGGAAGTCATGCCGCTGGAACGTAAGCCAGTAGCTCCTGCGGAAAAAACGGAAGCCGTCCCCGCCGAGCAGGTGGAGCAACTCAAGCGCACCGAACCGGAACCCAACAAGGTCTTCGAACTCGCCGGGCGGCCCGAGCTGGCGGCCTTCTTCAACGAGCACATCGTTGACATCATCCTGCACCGTGACCGCTACAAGGCGCTCGGCATCGAGTTCCCGTCAGCGGTGATCCTGCACGGCCCGCCGGGCTGCGGCAAAACCTTCGCGGTTGACCGGCTGGTGGACTTCCTCGGCTGGCCGAGTTTCCAGATCGATGCCTCCAGCGTCGCCAGTCCCTACATCCACGAGACCAGCAAGAAGGTTGCGCAGGTGTTTGACAAGGCGATGGAGAACGCGCCATCCGTCCTCGTGATCGACGAGATGGAAGCATTCCTTGCCGACCGCGAGATGGGGTCGGGCCATCACCGCGTCGAGGAAGTGGCGGAGTTCCTGCGCCGCATTCCGGAGGCGGTGAAGAACGACGTGCTGATCATCGCCATGACCAACCGCATCGAGATGATCGACCCCGCCATCCAGCGTCGCGGACGCTTCGACCACGTCATCAAGGTGGACTTCGCCAGCGAGGTCGAAGTGCAGGCCTTGCTGGACAAGCTGCTGTCCTCCCTGCCGAAAGAGTCGGACGTGGACGCCAAGCCGCTGGCGAAGGAGCTGGCGGGCAGACCCTTGTCCGACGTTTCCTTCGTGGTGCGCGAGGGTGCGAGGCTGGCAGCGCGATCCGGCAAGGAAAAACTGGATCAGGCCAGCCTGTTGTCCGCCCTGCGTGCATCACCCGCTCGGGAGCGCGAGGGTGGTGAAACCAAACGGCGCATCGGATTTGTTTAAGGGGGCGACGTAGTGGCGGGAGAAGAAGAACAGAAGAAGTTGGAAGGTATAGGGTTCGCGGGCCTCTCCTCACTGGTGTCCGACGTGGACACGACGCCACCTCCTGCTCCCAAGGCGGAGCCCACCACCGCTGCACCGCGCGCTGAACGTCCTGCCTCGCAGTCCGCTCAACCGCAGCCTCAGCCCAGTCAGCGACAGACGTATCAAGAGCCTGCACAGCCTTCCTCCGGATCGTCTGGCGGCAAGTGGGTGCTGGGTATCGCTGCCGTAGTCGGCGTGTTCTGGCTGATCAGTCTGTTCAATAAAGACATGGCTCCGAGGACTCCAACGTATACACCATCAACGCAGACACGAAACTCTGACGCAGCATCCGCACCGAGTGAAACTACTCAATTAGTCGCTCCAAAGTTCAACGATTATTTATCTGACATTTATGAAGGGCCGCGAGCAAAGGTAAATTTGCTAACCGATTTCGATAGAAATTTCAAGACGAGAATACGTAATACCCAGTCTCAGCTTGTAAATTTTTCTGGTGACCATGTTTTATCAACATGGGGATGCGGTACGTCATGCTTAATGGGCGTTGCGGTGAACGCTCGTACAGGGAAAGCAATTGAGCTTCCAGGAACTGTTTGTTGTTGGAACGGGGCTGGCGAAAGCGTCATCTTCAGAAAAAACAGCCGACTTCTTGTTCTTGCCGGTTTGATAAATGAAACTGGTCAATATGGTGCCCACTTTTATGAGCTAAAGAATGATCGGTTTGTTCACATTAAGACTATACCGGTCAAAGAGGAAGAGTCTGGCGCCACCTCACCAGCCTCGATGCCGCCGCCTTTAACCACAACGTACTCACCACCTCTGACGCAACCACAAGAACCTTCCTTGCCAAATGAAGATAAGCCACCTGTTGGGCGGGACTTGGTGTTGTCGATGGCACAGATTCGGTACTGCGTGGCCGAAGTCGTCCGCATGGACGGCGCGAAGTCGGCCATGAACAACCACGTCGACTCCGACGTAGATCGCTTCAACGCAATGGTGGCTGACTACAACAGCCGCTGCGGGAGCTTCCGCTATCGCAGTGGCGCGCTGGAAAGTGCGCGGCGAGAAGTCGAAATTTATCGGAGTCAACTTCAGTCTGAAGGACGGCATCGGTTTACACGCGGCTGGACTTCAAGCGCAGCATCGGTCGTCCCGCCTGCTGCCAAACACTCCACTTCAGATGAATCTGTTTTGCAGTCAATGTTGTTGGATTCGCTCAGATTGAAACCTGGAACGACCGAACGAATTTTGGATTCAGGAAAAGCTATAGTTGCGTTGGCAAATTCTGGCTTCGTCAATCTCAAACCTGATGCTCGCATTGACTACAGTGATTATCGTTTTTTCAAGAGGCCAGTATACATTTTCGGGCAAGAAATTGTTGTCATTGACGAGGAATATTTCAAAGAGTGGGTCGGTTGCTGCGTCAGTCCAGGCGTCGCTATTACGGTGAAGATCAATGCTGATACCAGCGATCTTCAGAATTTTGCCAGAAAAAATAAATGCGGTATTGGCCGTGACGGTGATATGTACTATGGCCCAAAGCTGCCGAACGCGCCTATTGGGACGTATGTCACATTGTCCTGTAAGGAGCGTGATGCGTTATGAATCGTGCCATATGCTTCAAATGCGGTTCCGCAAAATCTGGCGCACTGACGGCCTGTCGGATCTGCAATGCTGTGCCGCGTACGAACAGCGAATATGCTGTTTCGCTCGCTCTGTCCGATCATTTGTCGTCCAGCGATCAGCTTGCGCAATACAGCCAGGAATTGCGCAATGGCAAGAAGTTGTCCGTGCCACGCGAAGCACTCATGCAAGCGCTCGATGCGCTGAAAGATCCGCAGCTTCTGGCCATGCTCGGTGCGCAACCTCAACCAGCAGCCACTGCCCCGACATCCGCAGCCCCTGCTCCTATTTGCCAGCCATCGACCGCTGCTCAGGCAGCCCCACAGCGGGCTGCTTCGGCTCCGCCACCAAGTAAGCCGGAACCCCGTCTAACCACAACCGTCCTGCATCAATCGGCGTTCGCGGTCTTGGGCGTGACGGCCCGCGACAACCGCAAGCGCATCGTCGAGTTGGCAGAAGAGAAGTCTCTGGAACTGAATCACGATGTTTGCCAGAAGGCGCGCTCTGACCTGACAAACCCGCGCACACGCTTGAGCGCGGAGGTTGCATGGCTTTCCGGCGTCTCTCCGCGCAAGGCGGCACAGTTGGTCGAGAACCTGCTCCACGACCCGATGGCCCTCAGAGAGGAATCGGGTCTGCCCACGCTGGCCCACTTGAATCTGTTGGCTGCCGCATTCGAAGCCGTGGATGGCAAGCACGATGCGGATGACCTGGCCGAGTTCATCATGGAGACGGCCTACCTCGCCGAGGAGCTGATCCCCGAGGAGGTGCTGCGCGACATCAATGAGGATCGGGCTGTATCCGGCTTTCCGGAAGTGCGCGCGCTCGACCAGATCGAAGCCGAACTCACTGAGCGCAAGCGGTACTATCGGGGTGCCATCAAGGATGCGCTCGACCGACTGCCGCCGATGACACTCGTTCAGGTGATGACTGAAACGGTGGACGGCGTGACCTCCGGCGGTGAGGATCATGCGCCGGGGCTGATCGATGACCTCGTTGACAGCTACGAGGTGGAAACCCAAGGCGTTTTGCAGCAGGAGGCCGAGAACGTCCAGAAGCTCATCAAGATCGCCAGAGACCATGCGGGCTCAGGTGAGGCAGCCGTAAAGCCGTATGTGGACAAGCTCGATGCGGTCGCGCGCAATTGGGACAAGATCGCGCAGCCCATTCAACTGAGTTCGAAAGCGCGCGGCATCGACCACGAGGCAAGCCGCGATTTGGCCTACGCGATTCGCGGTCTTGCCATCGAGCTGTTCAACGAGCACGACATGCTTGCCCAGTCGCAACGACTGACGGGGCTGATTCAGGAGCTTTTTTCTGAGGTTCCTGAGATCGCGGATCGTGTCGAACAGGATGCGGACGCGCTCGCCGACATCTTTCAGCAGCGCAAGCAGGCCTCGGCCCGCAGAGACGAGTGGGCACGCGAGATCACATACCGTGCCGAAATCGGGGTGATGTTCAAGGACACCTTGAGCATCTCGCCCCAGGGTGTGTCATGGAAAGGCCAGAACTTCCCGCTGGATTCGATCACCCGCGTTCGCTGGGGCGGTGTGAGCCACTCCGTCAATGGCATCCCCACGGGGACGACCTACACGATTGCGTTCGGCAACCGGAACTCCGAAGCGGTCGTGGAACTGAAGAAGCAGGACATCTACTCCACATTCATCGACAAGCTCTGGCGTGCGGTCTGCATGCGCTTGCTGACCGAAATGCTCGAAGCCCTAAGAGACGGGCGCGACCTGCATTTCGGCGATGCACGCCTGCACGACGATGGCATCACGCTGATGAAGCGCAAGTTCCTCGGCTCCAACGAGCAGGTTCGTTGCTCTTGGGATCGAGTCCATGTGTGGAGCGCCGATGGTTCGTTCTGCATCGGTGCCAAGGACGACAAAAAGATCAACGCCGGGATTTCCTACATCCACGGCGCGAACACCCACATCTTGGAGCAGGCCATCCGCATGGGCTTCAAGAAGCCGGGAATGCGCCGTTTGAGCGAACTGTTGCAGTAATTCAACCAAGCATCCAGCGGAGCAGCATTTATGGGATTCCTGTCCAACCTATTCGGGGGCAACAAAGAAGACAAGGCGCTGCGCGAAGCAATGGCGCATATCCACCGCATCCTGGACGATGAGCATTTTCAACTGGAACTTGTGCATCCAGCGATGAAGGCGATGCTGGAGTCCGCCCCAGCCTACGACAAAGACCCGAATGGCACCGGGCCATTTGGCTTCACCGAAACGAATCCGATCCCGGTGAACGGGCCCATCGGCCAGCTGGCCTACCTGTCCAGGCTCGAAACACAGTCAGGCCAGCGCATTCTGTTCCACCGCCTCGGAGCCATCGGCACAGTGGATGTGTTCGAGGCCGTGTCATTCAACGGAGCCGAGTGGTTCATCCTGTTCGTCGATCTTTACCATCCCCGACGCTCACGCCTCACGCCAGATGGCTTCCGGTTCACGAAGGACGTTGCCCAGTTTTCCGGATTCCACAAGTTCTGCGAGAACTTTCCCGACGACTTCGTCGAGAAGAAGGCATCTCAGCGCGAGTCGGGCTTGAGTATGGCGTACATCGCCATCAGCAAGGTGTCCGACCAAATCCAGAATCACGTTTTCAACAGGCCGCTGGCGCACAAGGCCAAGCTCGAACTTGTGAAGAGCCGCCTGTCGAGCGTGCAAACCCAGTAGGCATGGTCATGAAGAGAATTCTTCTGGCGACGCTCGCCACGATGATCGGCCTTCAGGCAACGCCTGCTCTGGCCGAGAACTACGAGGTGAACCTGACCCGCAAGGGCAGTAACGTTTACAAGATCGACGGCAAGGACATCATCATCCAGACGCGCTATTGCTACGTCTATGCCTACTCCGAGGAGGCAATCTTCAAGACGTCCGGCTACGGCGGCGAGGTCATTTTCTTCGACAGCAAGGACAAGTGCGACGTGAAAGCAGTCTTTGGCCTGTCGAAGCAGAAGCCGGGCAAATACGTGGTGACAGTCAGTCGTGAGGATGATGACTGGTACGAGGTCTTCGGAACGGGCTCGTACATCAAAACGTCGAGCTGCCTGTCCCTCGCTCTCGGCGAGGAGGCCTACCTGAGCATTTCGCCTTCCGGATTCGGGCAGTTGCGCTTTGAAGATGGCGACGACTGCATGGTCGAAGGCATCTACACCAAGCTGCGGCTGTGAGATGGAGATGAGGGGCCGTGGCTGCTGCTGACGACAACCAGAAGGGAAACGCCAAAGGCTTCTCCGGTCTTTCGACACTCGTCTCGGATGTCGAAGACAACCGTCCTGCCAGCAAACCCGCGCCCCAAGTCGCCTCGCCGCCGCCAGAACCTCCGCCTACACGCTCCGAGGAGACCCCGACCGCATCCGCCGCGCCTCAGCCGCCCAAGGGGAAAAACGACAGTTCTTCCGATGTGACCACCGGCAAATGGATGGTCGGCATCGGGCTGGGCATCGGACTGCTGCTCATCCTCTTCGTCAACGCGAGCAAGAACGAACCCACCCGTTCAACGGGAACCTCGGTTGCGCAAGCACCCACCCCGGCTGTCCCCGCCTATCAGCAGCCAACTCCCGCGCCAGTCACGCCGAGGCCGCAGGTCATCCAAGAGCCTGTCATCCAGCGAAGCGCGGCCACGGAATCGGTGGAAGTGCTCGGCCAGCAAATCATGTTCTCGAATCCAAGCGGCTACTGCACACCGGGCAAGTCGGCACGCGAAGTTGAGCTTCTGGACTTAGCGAGGCGTTCCCTGGGCGAAGGCTCACGCCTTGTGCATGCGGCAGTCCGTTGCTCCGAACTGGAGGACTATCGGAACGGGCGCAGGGACATGCTGGATCACTGGCTGCAAATCCAGCTTCTCGGCCCGAAGGGGAATTTCCAGCGAATCGAGATGCCACGAGAGGCATTCCTGTCTGGCCTTTCCAAGTCGAGTCCACGTGTGAACCCCGCCGAACTCAATCAGCGGCTGAAGACGTCGTTCGAGAACAGCGACATCAGCCTGTCCGACATGAAGTTTGAGCCGATTGGGCGTGACGGGAATGCGGTCTATTTCTCGATGCGGATGAGCATGACTGTCGGCGAAATCAGCCGACCGGTCTCGGGGATCAGCGGGATCACGCTCCTGAACTCACTGCCGCTCTCGATCAATGTGTACGAGGGAACCGGCTCGCCGCAAAGCCGAGACCAGTTGCAGGCTGTCCAGCAGGAGCTGCTGAACAGTCTTCTTACCGAGAACTGATGATGAAAAGAGCAAGAACAACATTCACCGCCCTGTGCTTCTGCCTTCTGGCAGCGGTCGCCTTGTCGGCTGCTGCGCAGTCAGCCGGATACACGAAGCTCAACGTCAAGGGGCGAGTTCAGCTTGAGATTCCAAGCGACTGGACGATCAGCGATGCGGAGCAGCGCAGGCGAGTTAAAGAGCTGGGAGAGAAGCTGGTCGGGATTCCAACCCAGCACACAGCCTCACTTGCGGCGCAATCCTACCCAGCACCGTCACGGACGATGGTCAGGGTGTCGTTCATCCCGATGGAGCCACCGATCACACAGGCAGATGTTCGGCAAGAAGTTCAGGCCAACAAGCAGCAGGTATTGAGGGATTTGGCAGATACCTGGCGCGAGGAGTCGCCGACGATGTGGGCGGGTTTGGCAAAGAACGGCGTGAAAGAAGTCGGGCGTCCGCGTTTTGCCGTCGAACCCATTGGTGGCCAGACCGCCTTGATCATCAGCTATGGGCGCACCTCTACGGCCAATCCAGCCGAAACCATGAGGGTGACGCAATACCATGTGCCGCTTGGCGCTGAGAAGGCATTGATCACGCTTTCGTACATCGAAGGTGATCCGCAGGCAACGGCAGCGCACAACCGATTGAAAAGCAGCATCGTTATTCGATAACAAGAACAGGAACGACCAATGGCTTACGAAGACCCCAACGTCCCATCTGCAGCCACCAGCGGCTATGCCCAACAATCAACCGCGTCCGTTGATCAAAGTAAGACCTTTCTTGGCGGGCAACATCACCCGTGGCGGCGGCTGTTTGCGCGCACGGTTGACATCTGCACTGCGGGGTTCGTGCTGTTCATGCTCTTGATATTCGCTTTCAGCGCGACGATGCCCGAACAGGCGGCGGGCTTCGCAAAGGCCATCGAGAATCCCATCATCGCCAGTGTCGTGCTGTATTTGATCTGGCTGCCCGCCGAGGCCTTGTTGCTCTCGCTGTTTGGAACCACCCCTGCGAAGTGGCTGTTCGGCATCCGGGTCGCGCATCCAGCCGGAGATCTGCTGTCGTTTTCAGATGCGCTGAACCGCTCGTTTCTGGTCTTTGTTCAAGGCGTCGGATTCGGCATTCCGTTCGTCGCGCTGTTCACGCAACTGTTCGCGTATCGACGGCTCACGAAGACCGGCACGACGCTGTGGGACACATCCAGCAGCGCGGTGGTGCTCCACAAGAAGTGGGGCGTGTTTCGCGCGCTCGTATGCACCGCCGCCGTTTTCGGCGTGCTGATTCTGATGAGCGCCTTGAACGCGGCAGGCAAGTGATAACCAACAAAGGAGGAACCCATGGCCTACGAAGACCCCAACGCGCCGTCACAGCCCCAGACGCCCGCGCCTGTCACAGCAGCACCAGCGACCACACCTGAAAAGAAGTCCGGCTCATGGGACTGGCTTTGGCCGTCCATTGTCGCGGTCATCATCGTCAAGCTGTTTGGCCTCGTCGGCGGACTGGTCACCTTTGGCTGCTACTACTGGCTCAAGCCCAAGTTGGGAACGTGGGGCGCGGTCGCTGCCTCCGGAGTCATCGGCGTGGTGGTTGCCGTCGGCTTCTTGGCGATGATTCGTAGCTGACCCTCCCCGCTGCGCAGGCACGGATTCGCTCGCAGCCGTTTTCCGCTACGCCACCGATTGACCGAGCCTCGGTCTGGTTGGCGCAGCCCGAATGTGTCAGAATTGGCATAACTTGGCAATCTTATTTCAACGTCGGCAAGGGCAAGGCGATGACAGACGCAGAAGACGAAATCCTGACGCTGGATGAAGTCGCAGCCTACCTGAAGGCAGGCAAGCGCACGGTCTACCGGCTCGCGGCGGACGAGAAGATTCCGGCCTTCAAGCTCGGCGGCACGTGGCGATTCCGCAAGGCCGACCTGGAGCGATGGATTGCGCAGCAAACAACGGGTGACGGCAAGCGCAAGGGGAAGGCATGAAGAAGCACCAAGACCAGAGCCAGATCAAATGGGTCGCTGACTTCATCTGGAACATCGCCGACGACCGCCTGCGCGATGTCTATGTGCGCGGCAAGTACCGCGACGTGATCCTGCCCTTCACCGTGCTGCGGCGGCTGGACGCAGTTCTGGAGGCGAGCAAGCAGGAAGTGCTGGAACGCAAGAAGTTCCTCGACGCGCATAACGTGGCTGAACAGGACGGCGCACTGCGTATGGCGGCGGGGCAGGCCTTCTACAACACGTCCGACTTCACGCTGGCCAAGCTCAAGGCCAGCGCCGCCGGGCAGCGCCTGCGCGAGGACTTCATCGCCTACCTGGACGGTTTTTCGCCCAACGTGCAGGAAATCCTCACCAAGTTCAATTTCCGCAACCAGATTCAGAAGCTCGTCGATGCCCACGTCCTTGGCTACCTGATCGAGGATTTCCTCGATCCCGAGGTCAACCTGTCGCCGCTGTCGGTCAAGGATTCCGACGGGCGCGTCAAGCTGCCGCCGCTGGACAACCACGGCATGGGCACCGTGTTCGAGGAGCTGATTCGCCGCTTCAACGAAGAGAACAACGAGGAAGCAGGCGAGCACTTCACGCCCCGCGACGTGGTCAAGCTCATGGCCAAGCTGCTGTTCCTGCCTGTGGCCGAGCGCATCCAGTCCGGCACCTATCTGCTCTACGACGGTTCCTGCGGCACCGGCGGCATGCTGACCGTGGCCGAGGAGACCTTGCAGGAACTGGCCGACGACCACGGCAAGGAAGTCTCCATCCACCTCTACGGGCAGGAAATCAGCGACGAAACCTACGCCATCTGCAAGGCCGACCTGCTCTTGAAGGGTGAAGGCGGCGCGGCGGAGAACATCGTCGGCGGCGCGGACAAATCCACGCTCTCCGCTGACCAGTTCCGCAGCCGCGAGTTCGATTTCATGATCTCCAACCCGCCCTACGGCAAGAGTTGGAAGACCGATCTGGAGCGCATGGGTGGCAAGGCGGGTTTCAACGACCCGCGCTTCATCGTCAGCCACGGCGACAACCCGGAACTCAAGCTCATCACCCGCTCCAGCGACGGCCAGCTCATGTTCCTCGTGAACAAGCTGTCCAAGATGAAGCAGAGCGCGCCCGCCGATGGCGTGGGCAGCCGCATCGCTCTCGTCCACAACGGCTCGGCGCTGTTCACCGGCGACGCGGGCCAGGGCGAAAGCAACATCCGCCGCTGGGTGCTGGAAAACGACTGGCTGGAAGCCATCATCGCACTGCCACTCAACATCTTCTACAACACCGGCATCGCCACCTACATCTGGGTGCTGGCCAACCGCAAGGCCGCCGCGCGCCGTGGCAAGGTGCAGTTGATCGACGCGAGTGCGTGGTTCCAGCCGCTGCGCCGCAACCTCGGCAAGAAGAACTGCGAGCTGGCGGAGGCCGACATCCAGCGCATTCTCGACCTCTACTTGGGCGAGGCGCAGGAGACCTCGCAGTCCAAATGGTTCGACACACAGGACTTTGGCTACTGGAAGATCACCGTCGAGCGCCCGCTGCGACTGAAAAGCCAGTTGAAAACCAGCGCCATCGAAACCCTGCGCTTCGCGTCGGGCGACGAAGCCTTGCGCGCGGAGATGTACGCCCAGCATGGCGACAAGCTCTACACCGACTTCTTCAAGCTGAAGCCTGAGATCGAGGCATGGCTCAAGGGCGACGGCGAGGACGAATCGGACAGCAGCGACGAAGACGGCGAGGACAGCGCACCAGCGAAGAAAGCCGTGCCGGAAAAGCGCCGCAAGAAGCTGCTGGATACCGCGACGTGGCAGCGCGACAAGGCGCTGCTCGACCTAACGCTGCTGGCGCAGAAAGACTTGGGCGACGCGGTGTTCGACGACCACAACGTCTTCCGCGAGAAGTTTGACGCAGCCATGAAGGCGCACGGTCAGAAGCCCGGCGCGGCGGACAAGAAGGTCATCCTCAAGGCCGTGAGCTGGCGCGACGACACCGCGCCGCCGGTGGTCGCCAAGCGCACGAAACTGAAGAAGGACGAGCACTTTGAGCCGGGCTTCGACGGCGCGTATCTGGAAACTGTTGGCAAGGATCGCTTCATGGTCGAGTACGAACCCGACACCGACCTGCGCGATACCGAGCAAGTGCCACTGAAAGAGCCGGGCGGCATCGAGGCATTCTTCCGGCGCGAAGTTCTGCCGCACGCCAGCGATGCGTGGGTGGATGGTGAGAAGACGCAGATCGGCTACGAAATCTCCTTCGCCCGCTACTTCTACAAGCCCGCGCCACTGCGCTCGCTGGCGGAAATCCGCGCCGACATACTGAAGCTGGAGCAGCAGACCGAAGGTTTGCTGCACAAGATCGTGGGGGGCGTGCCCGCATGAGCCAGCGCGACGACCTGCTGGCGTCCATCGCCAACACGATCCAGGACTACCGGGGCGGCTCGCTCCCGCAGCCCATTCCCGCTCACGTCGAGCGTTGGGTGCAGCAGTTCGACGCTGCCGTGCAGTTGCCCATCCTGCAAGAGATCGACCACGTCCTGAAGAAGATCTACTTCTCGAAGGAAGACGTGGCCAAATTTCTCCGTGGCGCGATGCGCACCCAGAAGCTTACCGGCGACAAGCCGGAGAAGTTCTGGCGATCCGCCAGCTTCCTCGACATCCAGGGCGGTGGCAGCAGCCAGACCGACATGCTCGCTCTGTTCTCCGAGCAACTGGAAGATGAGCATGGCTTCGGCATCGACGATTGCGGGCAAGGTGATGAGGTCTTCATCTATCTGGATGACGGCATCTTCACCGGAAACCGCGTGCGGCGTGATTTGGAGAACTGGGTTCGCGATCACGCGCCCGCGCAGGCGATGGTGCATGTGATCTGCATCGCCCAGCACAGCGGCGGGCAGTATTACGCGGGAGGAAAGATTCGGGATGAGATCAGGGCATCGGGAAAGACCATCAGCATCACTTGGTGGCGTGCCGTCGAGTTGGAGGACAGGCGCGCCTACAGCGCGTCGTCGGACGTACTACGCCCGACGGCGATCCCGAACGATCCCGCAGTGCAAGCTTACGTGGCAGCCATGCAGTATCAGCCCACGCTCCGAACCGCTGGCAACCCCGGCGCGGCGGGGCTGTTCTCCAGCGACGTGGGCAAGATTCTGCTAGAGCAGGAGTTCCTGAAAGCCGGTATCCACATCCGCCAGATTTGCCCCAACCTCGGCGATACCCAGCGCCCGCTGGGCCACATGACGCTGGAAACGCTGGGCTTCGGCTCGCTCATCGTCACCTACCGCAACTGCCCCAACAACGCGCCGCTGGCGTTCTGGGTGGATGCGCCGTGGTATCCGCTGTTCCCGCGCACCACCAACACGCAGACGGCGGTGAGAAGGATGTTCGCCGACCTGACGGGGGGCGATCTCTGATGGGGGGAAGAGACCAGACCCGCACCTACAGCCGCAAAGACAGTGTCGTCTTCCGCAAGACCGACGAGCCGTTCGGCGGCCTGTCCAACATGGCCGGGGGTTACCCGATCCAGGTGAACGGGGTGCGGATACTGACCTCCGAAGCGCTGTATCAGGCTTGCCGCTTCCCGCATCTGCCCGACGTGCAGAAGATGATCATCGGCCAGATCAGCCCGATGACGGCCAAGATGCGCAGCAAACCCTACCGCAAGGATTCGCGCCCCGATTGGGATCAGGTACGCGTGCGCATCATGCGCTGGTGCCTGCGCATGAAGCTGGCCAACAACTGGAACACCTTCAGCGAATTGCTGCTGCGAACCGGCGAACGCCCCATCGTCGAGGAATCGCGCAAGGACGACTTTTGGGGAGCCAAGGTTATCGACGACGGCGGCACGCTGGTCGGCATGAATGTCTTGGGCAGACTGCTAATGGAACTGCGCGAGCAGGTGAAGCAGCATGGGCGAGATGCAGCTTTGGATATCGCACCGCCGGACATTCCGCAGTTCCTGCTGTTTGGGCAGCCGATTGAAGTAGCCGGAGCTTTACCGCCAACGCAGGCTGCCGATGAGCAGGAGCAAGGCTCCCTTTTTGGCACGGATGCCGCCGCTGTCAGCGTCGAAGGCGAGACTTTGCCTTCTCCAACTGCGGAAAGTGCATATCCCGTTTATTGCGATTCCGGCCTGCCGTGGGCAGCCAAGCTACCGGAAGGCTGGCAGGTTCTGCGCAACGGTCGCCTGTTTGGCCATCGCGTGGACACTGGCTTCCCTGACTTGCCGATTCTGGAAGTGTCGCTACGCACCGGCGTGCGCGTGCGCGACATGGACAACCTGAAGCGCAAGCAGGTGATGAGCCAGAAAGAGAAGTACAAGCGCGCGGCCAAAGGTGACATCGCCTACAACATGATGCGCATGTGGCAAGGCGCGGTCGGCCCCGCGCCGGTGGATGGCTTGGTAAGTCCGGCCTATGTGGTGGTCAAGCCTTACCCCGAAGCCAACAGCGCGTATTACAGCTACCTGTTCCGCACTGCCGCCTACATGCGGGAAGTCAACAAGTTCTCGCGTGGCATTGTGGCCGACCGCAACCGGCTGTATTGGGAATCCTTCAAGCAAATGCCGTCGGTGGTTCCTCCCCGACCCGAACAAGACCAGATCGTCGCCTACCTGCGCGCGCAGGACGCGCACATCGCCCGCTTCATCAAGGCCAAGCGCGACCTCATCGGCCTGCTCACCGAACAGAAGCTGCGCATCATCGACCACGCCGTCACGCGCGGCCTCGACGCGAACGCCCGCCTCAAGCCTTCCGGCATCGAATGGCTGGGTGATGTGCCGGAGCATTGGGAAGTTGCTTCCATCAAGCACATTGCGGACGTGCGGTTCAGCGGCGTGGACAAGCATTCGCACGACGACGAAATGCCGGTGCGTCTGTGCAACTACACCGACGTTTACAAGAACGACCGCATCACCGGCGACATGGACTTGATGCGCGCCACAGCAACGGCAGCGGAAATTGCGCGCCTCACGTTGAAGGCGGGCGATGTCATTCTCACGAAGGACTCCGAAACGCCGGACGACATCGGCGTACCCGCGTGGGTGCCGGAAAGTTTGCCCGGCGTGGTCTGTGCCTACCACCTCGGTTTGCTGCGCCCGGAGCCGGAGCGCGTGCTGGGCGAGTTCCTGTTCCGCGCCATCGGTTCGGCACGCATTGCCCAACAGTTCCACGTCCTCGCCACGGGCGTCACGCGCTTCGCGCTCGGCAAGCATGACGTGAAGAACGCGGTCATTCCGCTGCCGCCGACTGTGGCCGAACAGCAAGCCATCTGCCGCTGGATCGCCGAAGAAACCCAGCCGCTCGACGAAGCCATCGCCCGCGCCGAGGACGAAATCAAGCTCATCCGCGAATACCGCGACCGCCTGATCGCCGATGCCGTCACCGGCCAGGTGGACCTGCGCGGCTGGCAGCCCGGCCCGGACGATGCGGTCGACGACGACGATCTGGTGGCACTGGGCGACGATGAAGCCGAATCCGTGGAGGAGACAGCCGATGGCGACGAGTAAGAAAACCACCCGTAAGGCACCTGCAAAGAAGGCGGGAAAGGCCATCGCGCTTGCGCCGTCGGACGATCTGTTCGCCACGGTCGCGGACTACATCGAAGAAACCCGCCGCGTCCTGATACGGCAGGCCAGCAGCGCCACGGTGTATCTGTTCTGGCGCATCGGTCAGCGCATCAACCGCGAAATCCTGCACGATGCGCGTGCGGAATACGGGGAGAAGATTGTGTCGCGGCTCGCTACACAATTGGCCGCCAGCTACGGGCGCAGCTACGAGGCGCGCAACCTGCGCCGCATGATGCAGTTTGCCGAGCAGTTCCCGGACTTCGAGATTGTGTCGCGGCCCGCTACACAATTGAGCTGGGCGCACGTGGTCGAGGTGCTGCCGCTGAAAACACCCGAAGCCCGCTTGTTCTATCTGAATGAAGCGGCATCCCGGCGGCTTGGCCGGGACGGGCTGCGCCACCTCATCGCGCGCAAAGCCTTCGAGCGCAAGGAAATCGCCAACGCGCAATTGACGGAAAGCTCCAACATTCCACCGGACACCTTCAAAGACCCCTACCTGCTGGACGTGCTGGGGCTGCGTGACGGCTATCTGGAGGCCGATCTCGAAACCGCCATCCTGCGCGAGCTGGAGGCTTTCATTCTGGAACTTGGTGGCGGATTCTCCTTCGTCGAACGCCAGAAGCGCATGATCATCGACGGCGAGGATTTCTATCTCGACCTGCTGTTCTTCCACCGCAGGCTCAAGCGCCTGTTGGCGGTGGAATTGAAGATCGGGAAGTTCGAGGCCAAGCACAAGGGCCAGATGGAGCTTTACCTTGGCTGGCTCGACCGCCACGAACGGCAGGAAGGCGAAAACGCGCCCATCGGCCTGATTCTGTGCGCCGAGAAAAGCCGCGAGCAGATCGAACTGCTGCCGCTGGATCGGGACAAGATCATGGTGGCCGAATACTGGACGGTGTTCCCCGAACGCCCGGTGTTCGAGCGCCGGATTCACGCCTTGCTGGAAAGCGCGCGCGAACAGGTGGCCCGGCGCAAGGCACTGCTGCCCGGCAAGAGGAAGGAGGCAGACGATGGCGTCGGATGATCGAAACGGGAAAACTCGCACTGGTAGTGCGAGAAATTGTCGTCAAGAGAAAACTCCAACCGCAGGTTGGAGAAATCAGTTGTCGTTCCCCGACGCCATCGCCCGCCTGCTGGAGAGCCTATGAAACCGACCGACACCAGCGAATTGGGCCTGGAACGGCTGATCGTGCGCCATCTGGCGGGCATCAGCGAGCATCCGCCGGTGACGCCGAACGCCGTTGGTGAACCGGAGGCCTTGTATGCGCCGGGCGGCTATGTGCTGGGCCAGGCGAGCGACTACAACCGCGATGTGGCGCTGGACGTGTCGAAGTTGCTGGCCTTCCTGCACGCCACCCAGCCCAAGGCGGTGGAAACGCTCAACCTCGCTGCCGACGGCATCCAGCGCACGCAGTTCTTGCACCGGCTGCAAGGCGAGATCGCCAAGCGCGGCGTGGTGGATGTGTTGCGCAAGGGCGTGAGCCACGGGCCGGTGACGGTCGATCTCTACAAGCTGCTGCCCACGCCGGGCAACGCCGCTGCCGCCGAAGCCTTCGGCAAGAACATCTTCAGCATCACCCGGCAGGTGCGCTACAGCAACGATTCGGGCAACGAGCTGGACTTGGTGATCTTCATCAACGGCCTGCCAGTGCTGACCTTCGAGCTGAAGAACTCACTGACCAAGCAGACGGTGGCAGACGCCATCGTCCAGTACCAGACCACGCGCGACCCGAAGGAGTTGCTGTTCCAGTCGGGCCGCTGCATCGCGCACATGGCGGTGGACGATGCCGAGGTGCGCTTTTGCACCGAGTTGAAGGGCAAGGCGTCGTGGTTCCTGCCGTTCAACCAGGGCTGGAACAGCGGCGCGGGCAATCCGCCGAACCCCAAGGGCATCAAGACCGATTACCTGTGGAAGCAGGTGCTGGTGAAGGACTCGTTGGCGAACATCATCGAGAACTACGCGCAGGTGGTGGAAGACGAGGAGGAAGACGCCAGCGGCAGAAAGCGCAAGACGCGCAAGCCGGTGTTTCCGCGCTTCCACCAGTTGCGCACGGTGCGCGCCCTGTTACGCCGTTCACGCACTGACGGCGTGGGCAAGCGTTACTTGATCCAGCACTCGGCGGGCAGCGGCAAGAGCAACACCATTGCGTGGCTGGCGCACCAGTTGGTGGAGTTGAAGACGGCGGCGGATGAAACGCAAGCGCAGTTCGATTCGGTCATCGTCATCACCGACCGCCGCGCGCTGGACACCCAGATCCACAAGACCATCAAGGGCTACGACCATGTGGCCTCGATCCTCGGCCATTCGGACAACGCACAGGAGCTGCGCGATTTCCTGCGCCGGGGCAAGAAGATCATCGTCACCACGGTGCAGAAGTTCCCCTTCATCCTCGACGAGCTGGGCGACCTTGGCGACCGCAAGTTCGCGCTGCTGATCGACGAGGCACATTCCAGCCAGGGCGGCAAGACCACAGCCAAGATGCATCAGGCGCTCGGGGGTTTGACGGGCAGCGCGGACGCAGGCGCGGCCGACGAGGAAGCCTTCGAGGAAGACTCCACGCAGGATGCGGTGAACGCGGAAATCGAAAAGCGCATCGCATCACGCAAGCTGCTGGCCAACGCCAGCTACTACGCCTTCACCGCTACACCGAAGACCAAGACGCTGGAGTTGTTCGCCGAACGGGTGACGGTGGGCGACAAGGTGCAGTTCCGCTCGCCCGAAGAACTGACCTACACCACCAAGCAGGCGATCCAGGAGGGTTTCATCCTCGACGTGATCGCCAACTACACGCCGGTGGACAGCTTCTACCACGTCGCCAAGACCATCGCGGACGATCCGCAGGTGGACAAGCTGAAGGCGCTGAAGAAAATCCGGCGCTACGTCGAATCGCATGACAAGGCGATCCACCGCAAGGCCGAGATCATGGTCGATCACTTCACCGTGCAGGTGATCAGCGCGAAGAAGATCGGCGGCAAGGCGCGGGCGATGATCGTGTGCAACGGCATCGCACGCGCCATCGACTACTGGCGCGAGGTGTCCGATTACCTCGCCGAGATCAAGAGCCCCTACAAGGCCATCGTCGCGTATTCCGGTGACTTCGAGATCGGCGGGTCGAAAAAGACCGAGGCCGATCTCAACGGCTTTCCGAGCAAGGACATCCCGGCCAAGCTGAAGCTCGATCCGTATCGCTTCCTGATCGTCGCCAACAAGTTCGTCACCGGCTTTGACGAACCGTTGCTGCACACGATGTATGTGGACAAGCCCTTGGCGGGCGTGCTGGCGGTGCAAACGCTGTCGCGCCTGAACCGTGCGCACCCGCAGAAGGCGGACACGTTCGTGCTCGACTTCGCCGACAATGCCGAAGCCGTGAAAGCGGCGTTTCAGGAGTACTACCGCGCCACGATTCAGGACGGCGAAACCGACCCGAACAAGCTGCACGACATCCAGGCCGAGCTGGACGCGCAGCAGGTTTACAGCGGCAGCCAAGTGGATGACTTGGTGGCGCTGTATCTGTCCGGTGCCGACCGCGACAAGCTCGACCCCATTCTCGATGCCTGCGTGGCCGAGTACGTCAGCAAGCTGGGGGAAGGCGATCAGGTCAAGTTCAAAGGCAAGGCGAAGGCGTTCGTGCGCAGCTACGGCTTCCTGTCGGCGATCCTGCCTTACGGACATCCGGCGTGGGAGAAGCTATCGATCTTCCTGAACTTCCTGATTCCAAAGCTGCCCGCTCCCAAGGAGGAAGACCTCTCCAAGGGTGTGCTGGAAGCCATCGACATGGACAGCTATCGCGCGCAGGCACAGGCGGCGATGAAGATGGCTCTGGACGATGCGGATGCCTTCGTCGAACCGCCGCCTCCGGGCGGTGGCGGTGGCGGCGGCGAGCCGGACTTGGACAGGCTGTCGAACGTCATCAAGCAGTTCAACGACCTGTTCGGCAAAATCGAGTGGCACGACGCCGACAAGATCAGACGAGTCATCGCCGAGGAAATCCCGGCGCGCGTGGCGCAAGACAAGGCGTATCAGAACGCGCAGGCCAACTCCGGCAAGCAGAACGCGCGGCTGGAGCACGACAAGGCGCTCAATCGCGTGGTGCTGGAGCTGCTGGACGACCACACCGAACTGTTCAAGCAGTTCAGCGACAACGCCAACTTCAAACGCTGGCTGGCGGACATGGTGTTCGATTCGACCTACCACCCTGGTACCAACCCACCCGCACCGCCGCAGGGTGGGGCGTCGGCATAAGACGAGGAACACGTATGGCGCTGAATCTGGCGAAGGCCGTCATTGGCTACCTGAAGGAACGGCCCGAAGAGAAGTTCACCGCGCGACAGATTGCCGAGTGGGTGTTTGCCACGTTCCCGGCCGAGTGCCAGGCGAAGAAGGAAAGCAGCAAGTTCATCACCAACGACGCCGAGCTGGTGCAGCAGTTGGTGGCCGAAATCAGTTCGCAACGGCCCGTCTTGCAGAAACGCCAACCGGAACTGAAAACGACCGAGGGCCGGCCGCGCAAGTATTACTACTCGGAAAAGTCGGACAGTGCGGAAGTGGCAGCGGTCGAGAGCGCGGCTGCCGGGCCTTCAGATGATGCCAGTCAGTCGAAGATCGACGAACATGCGCTGTATCCGCTGCTTTCGCAATACCTGTGGGAAGAGTTCGGCGTGTTTTCCAAGCGCGTCGACGAAAAGCGCTCCTCGAACAAGCGCGGGCCCAATGGCAACCGCTGGCTGTACCCGGACGTGGTGGGCATGGAGGATTTGGGTAAGGAATGGCACCGCGAAGTGCGCGACTGCGTGACGCAGTATTCGGACAAGCGCACCAAGCTGTGGTCGTTCGAAGCCAAGCTGCTGATCAACCGCTCGAACGTGCGCGAGTGCTTCTTTCAGGCAGTGTCGAATTCATCGTGGGCCAACTTCGGCTATCTGGTCGCTGCGGAAATCGGCGGCCAGGACACGCTGAAGGAACTGCGGATGCTGTTCGCCGCCCACGGCATCGGCTTCATCAAGCTGGATTTTGACAACCCCGCCGACAGTCAGGTGCTGATTCCAGCCCGCGAACGCGATGAGATCGATTGGGACATGGCCAACCGGCTGGCCACGGAAAACCGGGATTTTCTGGAGTACGTGAAACTGGTCAAGCAGTTCTACCAGACCGGCGAAGTACGTCCGGCGGACTGGGATGTGCCCGAGGCGGAGGAGTGATGGCTATTCCAGATGACCAATCACGTCAAGACGTTCGTCCCCGCGCTGGAACGCGCCGAACCACCCGTCGCGGGAATCGGCGCGGGCGCGGCTCACCAGCAGCGTGAAGCCCTCGCAGCCGCGCTGCTTGGCCGTGGCGAAGTCGGTCGTTTCGAACTTGGCTTCGCGCACCAGTGTCGTGGCCACTGATTTCATGGCCGACTCGAACAGGTCGAGCAAATGTTCTTGCAGGCTGGCGTTGATGTTGCGCGAGGTCACGTCGTCAATGACGGCGTACTTGAATCGGTAACTCATGATGAATGCTCCGTGGTGAGTACGGATGTCATGAACGCGCTGTCCGGACTGGAAGCCAAGCGCATTCGAGATGGAGCAATCTGGTGTTGCGTGGCCGCCAAGCACGGATTACTTGGTGACAAATGCCACTGCACTGATCCACGCCTGCAACGCCCTCAGTTGTTCGGCGTTCTCGTGACAGGTCTGGTAGTTGGCAGCGACGGTTCCGGCGACGGCAGAGAGCGCAAGTCCTGCGGTGGGCGCATCAGCATCTCGGGCGGGCTCGGGCAGTTCCCCTGCGGCGGCAGCGTCGTGCAGGCGCACAAAGCCACGGTTGATAGTGCAAGCAGCATCGGCTTGAACGGGCACATAGACGGGAACCTCCTTGATGATGGTGTCGCCCTTCTCGCGGACGACGCGGACGCGGTCGACGTACTCGGTGACGACCTTGACGGTGGCGTCGGCCTGACGCTGGCGCGTAGCCGATGTTTGCAGGGCTTGCTGCTGGACGGATGCGTCCCACTTCGCCTGAACGTGCCCGGCCCCTTTGACCCAGCCGAAGCCGATCAGCGCGGCGGCGAGCAGCGCCAAGGCCAGTAGGCGGTAGGGCCACGGGATCAGCGTCATGGCGCGCCTTCCCCGAGGCACTGCCGGTACTCGGCCTGCCGCCGCGTGGCCAGCCCGCCGCACAGGCGCGCGTTGGCGGCGAGCGCACAGTCCTTGCCCTGGAAGAAGCGCCAGCGCAGCAGTTCGCCGCAGGCCCCGGCGTAGTCCTCGGCGTTGAGTTTCTTCACCAGCGTGGACTGGCAGAACGCGCGGCTGCCGACGTTGTAGGAAAAGCTCACCAACGCGTCGTACTCGTGCTGCGCCAGCGGCACAGTGACGCATTGCTTGAGCGCGCCCTCGAAATGCTGCACATCGGTGAGCGCTCGCGCCAGCGCCTTCGGCGGTGTGGTGGTGTCGCCGATCTTCACACCGCCGGTGGTGCCGAAGCCGATGGTCGGCACATCGCCCTTGACCGGGATCACGGCGCGGTCGGTGTAGCCCTCGTGGAGCACGATGCCGACCAGCGCGGCAGCGGACAGCGTCAACGCGGCCACGGTTCTGCGTTGCGGTGGCTGGATCATTCGTGCATCTCCGGCTGCGCCACCAGGCGGGCGATGGCCGCGCCGATGCTGGCACTGAAAGCCAGCAGCACGAAAACGCCGCGCGGCAGCACGTCGCCGAACAGCGGCACCACCACCTCTGCTGCCGTGAAGAGGGCCGCGACGATGGACAGGCGAACGCTCCAGGCGCGGCGCGCGACTCGCCGCCAGTCGGCCAGCAGGCAGAGCTTCGGGCGAGCGGTCATGGCGCACCTCCCATCAACTTGAGCTTGATGGCAGCGCCGACCAGCAGCGCGGCGAGGATGCCGGTGGTCAGCACCTTGATGGCGGTCTGCCACGCAGTACGGCGCGCATCACGCCATGCTTCGAGGAGATCGCGCAGTTCGTGGATGTCTTTCGCGGCGTGGCCGTTTTCCAGTCCGAGATGCGCTAGGCAGCGTTCGGCACCACGCTCGGCGGCGCGGTCGAGCAGTTCGTCGAAGTCCTCGCGGCGCAAGAGCAGCATGTTCTCCACGAGGGCGGCAGGTTGGTTTTCTTCGGTCATTGCGGTCTCCAGTTCAACGAAGTTGCGGCGAAGCCAAATGCGAAACCCGCCTGATGCACGTGGCACCAAGGCGGGTTCGGGGTTGAGCAGAAAGATGGGGTTCAGATCTCGATGATCTCCAGCGTCAGGCTGGGCGCGGTGCCCTCGATGGCGTCGTCGCGGACGAACACCTTTTGGCCGATGGCGGCGCTGCCGCGTGCGCGGATCAGGCCACCACCGGGCAAGGCGACGGTGACCACGCCGGAGCCGACACTCACCACCGTGCCCGCCTGCAGCGGCGGATCGGGGATGAGCTGGCGGAATTGCTCATAGAGGTTATGCATGGCTCTGCACCCCCAAGGTCTGCCAGACCTCGGGCATCCCGGCCTCGACTTGCGTCGAGCGCACGAGGCCTAGACGGGTCACGCTGCCGTCCTGGTACTCGACGAACGCGCCCGGCTCGATGATTCCCGTTTCGGCCAGCACCGGAAGGCGCAGGCTGACCTCGATCTGTTGCCCGGTGTCGGCCAGCACGGCGATGCCGCGCTGACGCGCCGCAGCCGCCTCGGTGATGAGGGTATCGACCACCATCGGTGCCAGCACGTCTCCGGCGCTGCCCGCGCGCGTAACCTGCCCGAGCACACCGACGTCTTGACCAGACACGAACACGCGGTTGTAGGCGGGTTTCTCGATCCAGCGCAGCGACTCGCGGGCGACGGCATCCACCGGCAGCACGAAGTCTGGCGTGACGCTGGCCCAGTCCCACGGCGCGGCCGGATAGCGGTGGCGCACGCGGATGCTCTGGTCGGAGGGATGCGGGATCAGGTAGCCCCCGACCGCGCTGGCAATGGCGACCAGGGCATCGATCCACGTTCCCTGCTGGACGAACACCCCGGCAGGCACGTTCCAGTCCGTGAGGCCCCAATCGATGGCCCAGCCCAGCGGGATACCGTTGAGCGTGAGCACGTCGTCCATCAACTGCCGCGCGGTGCGCGCCTGCGGCTGCTGGAAGTTCATCACTGGTGCATAGGGCACGGCCAGCACGGCATTGCGCCCACGACCCGAGACACGGATGCTGGCGTCACCGAAGCTGCGCTCACGGCTGATGCTTTCCGCCAGCACGCGAAACTGCGTGCCGTTGATGCTGGCCACCAGTTCGACCGGGCCGGACGCATCGCCAGGAGCGACCAGCGCTTCCGCCTTGGCGGGCAGTTGCGCGTCGAACCCCCACGTCCAGGAGGCGGCATCGAGCGACAGCGAGAGATTGAACACCGGCACCGGCAGGCCATCGGGCAGCCGGTGCAGGGTCACGTTGTTGATCACGAAATAAACCCTCCGGATGGGAACGATCACCGGCTCGCCATCGGGCGGGTCGATGTGGTTTTCGCAGAAGAACAGCAGGTGGGCGCTGGCCGGAGCCAGCGCGGCGAACAGCAGGTGGCCGCTGGGCGTGTAGCAGCGCGGCGGATCGGGCGGTTCTGGAATGATCCAGACGCTGATGCCAGGAGGTGGGCGCATCGCGTCCTGATAGCGGCCACGCCAGCCCACCGGTCGGCGACTGGCGATCTGGAAGTCCGTGCCCTGGCGCTGGGTCAGCAGCCGGGCGTTCTGCCAGAAAGATTCCCGACCGGCGCGCTTCCTGCGATCACCGTCCTGATGCGCAAAGCGGGTGGCATCGCGCAGTCGGGTGGCGTTCTGAAACACGCCGATGCGGATCTGCGCGATGGGCCTGGCGTCCTCGTGGGCGAACCACGTTGCGCCGTGCAGCCGTGTTGCCTGCTGTTGGCGCGTGCGCCGTTGCAGCGGCGCAGCCACCAAGACCGGCGGCAGCCGGTGCGCGATGCCGTGCATCGAGATGCCCGCGCGCTGCCAGACCGCGTCCCAACCTGTGGGCGTTGCCCTCGCATCCTGCTGGCCCTGCGCCGCGCCTTGCTCGGTCTGTGCGGCCTGCTGCCACTCGTGCACCGTCTGGCCCACCGTGGGGCGTTGCGTGCGCGAGGCGTAGCGCACCTCGCCCGTCAGCACCACGCCGGGCAGGCTGGCCACCCCGACGTTGAGCGGCACACTCGGGCGCAGGACGAGTGTGCTGACCGTCAAGCCCGGCAGCGCGGCCAGCACCTCCAGCCGCGCAGGCGGGATGAAGTGGATGCTGGCGATTGGCAACGGCAACGTGGCCAGCACCGCCACATCGTCGCGCGGCGGAACGTAGTCCGCTCCGAAGATCAGATCGGCGTCGGTGGCGGCAGGCCGGTCGAACAACAGATCGACGTTCTGCCCGGAGTTCGCGGGCATTGCTCACCCGAGAATCGCTGAAACCATCCGGGCATCGCCGCCCAGATAGAGATTGGTGCTGGCGAGCTTCACATCGCCCGCGCCATCGGTGCCGCTGCAGTCCAGATCGAGGGCGGTCACCTCGTCGCCGTTGACCAGCCGCGCCCAAGACGCGACGCCGGTGGCCGTGATCAGGCCGTCCTCGGCTTGAGTGAGCGTCAGCAGCCCGCCCGCAATCGCGCCTGCGGGCTTGGTCAGCGCGATCTCGACCAGCATCGCACTGGTGGGCGTCGCTGCCGGATTGGGCGGCCGCGCCCCGCCGTAGATGCGCAGGCGCGCGGGATTGCTACCCGCGTCGAGGAAGGACAGCGTGCCCGCGAGGCGCGCCTCGTTGTGCTCCTGCGTGATGGCGACGGTCATGGCATCGCCTCCGGGCGCAGGTTGTCTGCGATCACGGCGCGGTACATCTGTTTGTAGTCGGTGCTGATCACGGTGTAGCGCTGCGCCGGGTCGATTCGCTCGAAGCGGTAGTTGCCAGCGGCGTCCGACCAGACGTCAGCCACCAGCTGATGCGTGTTTTCGCTATAGAGCAGCACCTGTCGCACCAGCGGTTGATCGGGCTGGCACTTTTCCTTGACGGTGCCGGTGATCTGGCCATTGCCGCCGAAATGGATGTTCCGGCGCGCGCGGGCCACATCTCGATACTGGCGCGGATGGCCCGGCTGGCTCCACTGCTCGGAGTTCGGGCTGTGCCAGCGCGTCAAGGCAGCGGAATGAACGCCGACCGGCGGGCCCGCGAGCGCGGCACGGCAGGCGGCTTCGAGCGTGCGCAGATCGGCAAGGCTCGCGGCACCCGACCACAATCCGGCGGCGAAAAAGCGTTCGCTGCCGCCGAGGTTGTATTCGTTACCGTCGGCGTAGTAGCCAATGCCGCCCACGGTGTCCGCGACCCACGAGCGCGCGAAGGCCGCGCCCGCCCAGTCGTTGTTGAGATAGACGCGGCCACTGGACGGGCTGACCACCAACGCCATGAACTTGTGCGTTCCCCAGGCTGGCCCACTGCCCACCACGCCGCCCGTGCCGTTGGTGTACTGGTAGATCGCGCCGTTGGATTCTTGATCCAGAAAGTAGCTGCTGCTGTCGCCGAGGGCTTTGTAGAACACCAGTCCTCGGCTGACGTGCATCACGAAGCCCATCAGCACGAAGTCGCCGGACAAGGCCATCGGCGTCGCCAGCGGCCACGGCTTGTCTTGCCCGTACAGCGCGTACAGCGGAAATGGCGTGGCCACGCCGCCCTGCACGGTGATGGCATTGCTGCCGACCTGATCCTGCAGTTGCCCGGCCGAGAAATGCAGCGCGTCCCACGCCGCAACTGGCGTCAAGGACGCCACGCTGTCCCACCAGCTCACGGCTTACCTCCACGGCCCGGTGATGTCGAAGGCGATCTGCGCGCCCTCGGTTTCATTGCTGTACTGCGTCCTGACCAGTAGGAACTTGCGGCCTGCCTGACCAACCACGTTGTCGACGATGGTCTGGTCGCTGTAGGGGCGGTCTTGCGGCATCCACAGCATTCCCGGCATCAGGCCGCGCATATGGCCGGACTCCTCGCGCACGTAGGTGGGCAGCAACCACAGGCTGTAGTCCGTGCCGTTGGGAAACGGCATCGGCCCGCGTCCGCAAACCTGTTGGCTGTTGTTGGTATTCAAGGACGTCAGCCCGAAACGCACCGGGTTGCCGAGCTGGGTGTGATTGCGCAAGAGCACTTTGCCGGTGAACTCGAGCGACTGCGTTAGCCCGTAGCCGTTGTGCTGTCCCGGGTAGCTGCTGTGCTGGTTGTTGTTGCTCCAGTAAAGGTCATCCGCGCACAACACGGTGGCGTAGTTGTCACCGGGTTTGAAGGTGGCGATATCGCCGAAGCAGTAACCGTTGCGCCCGTACCAGCCGTATCCGGCGGCATTGGTGACGAACAGGAAGAACAGGCGGTCGTCCCCGATCAGCACCCAGTTGCGGTTGCCGCCGCCGCTGTCGCCAGAGTTGTCGTAGCCACCGGTGCGGGCGTGGTACCACTTGTACCAGCCCCACTGGTTGGCCTGCACCTGCTTCCAGTTCTGCGTCGGATTGTTCGGGTCGAAGGGAGCCTGCGCACCGACGATGGTGTCGATGTCCGCCAGGTCTTCGACGATGCCGACGTTGGCCCATTTCGCCCAGGTCGTCGTGTAGCCGGGCGTCTTGAGGCTGTCGTCGATCAGCAACAGGTTCTGCGGCGAGGCCGGGTTCTGGCTGCGGTATGCCGCCTTGTTCGTTCCTGCGAACGCCTTCTCCCAGCCCAGTGGTGCGACCTTGGCCGCGAGGCTGGTCGTGCTCGTCGCGGGCGATACGGGCGTACCAGTGACCGCATAGCTGAACGTGGTGGCGGTGGTGGCGATGACGCGGAACTGCCCGTTGTACTCTGGCTGCTCGGCTCCGGCGATCTCCACCACCTGCTCGGGCCGATAAGCGTGGCCCGCGCTGATGGTGGCCGTGGCGACGCCATCGGCGCAGGTCAGCGTGTCGATGGCCTTGAGCGCGAAGCCGTTGACGAGGCAGGCGTCGAGCATCGTCACCAGATCGCCCCAGTTGTTGGCGATCTGCGGCGCGCCCGTCATCCCGCTGTTGAAGTATTTGACGGTGAGGTCGGTCATTGCTGTTTTCCTTGTGCTCAGGGGGTGTCGACATCGCCGCGAATGAGCAGCGTGAAATGGTCGTCGGGCACCGACTCCGGCCCCTGCTGGACGGTGCGCACCACCCACACCGGGAACTGGCTGCCGATGGTGTTGAAGCGCAGCACGTTGCCCGTGGCCCAGCCGTTGCCCCAGCCCAGCGCGGGCAGGCGGAAGTACGGCACGCCGGTCGCCGGGTTGTTGGGCGCGCAGTCGGCGCTGGTGTTGCCCGTGGCGATCACGCCGACGTTCTCGCCGATGACCTCGAACGAGGTGCTGTTGGTCATGCGCACGACCCAGCGCTCGGTGAGCGCGCCGCGATTGGTCACCGTGATCGGGTACTGCGTATGGTTGAAGGTGGCGGTCGCGGCGCTGCCGGACAGTTCATCCGACCAGCCGCCGTTCCAGGTGCTCTGGTCGAACACGAGGTTCACGCGCGCGAACAGGTCACCGGCCACCAGCGCGCTGGACACGAAGCTGCCCGAGACGGGATCGCCAAGATTGGCCAGCGGATAGGCGTGCGTCAGGGGCCGGGTGAAACTGATCTCGCCGTTGATCTGCACGTCGCGCACCACGGCCATGTCCTCAATGCGGTGCTCGATGGTCACCGGCTGGCTGTAGCCGGTGACGTTGGTGAAGGTGACCGTGCCCGCTTCCAGATCGGTGGTGTAGCCGGTGTGGATCACCGCGCCATCAACGCCGACCACGCGCACCCTTGAAAGGCGCACCCGCGCACAGTCGACGATCTGGCCGTTGCTGACCGAGGCTGTGATGCGTCCGGTGTGGCCGACGACAGCAAACCCGCCCGGTCGGAAGATCGGCACGCGGCCGTCGCTGGGCAGGCGCACCGGGTCGATGCCCAGCAGCGCCGCGTCCAAGGGCAGATAGCTGTAGGCCACGGCGCTGTAGCGCAGGCTGGAGGCTGCGACCGGCTCTGGCCGGAAGATCTTGCCGTCGCCGCGCACGTTCTCGGCGTCGAACCACGGCTCGGTCTCATTGCCGGACGCCGTCACCACGGTGCCAAACCGCACGCGCACGAGGCCGGTGTCGTAGTCGACGATGCCGCTGACGCCGGAGGCGCTGATCGTGCCGTCGATGCCCGCCGTGACGGTCTGCGTGCCACCGACGGCGCGGGCGAACTGGATCGACAGCGACCCGGGACGCAGCGGTGCCGCGCCGGTGCGGAACACGTACTCGCTGGAGATGTTCTCGCCGACGGTGGTCACGCAACTGGCGCGCGTGATGCTGTTGGCCGCGCCCGCCGTCCAGGAGGTGAGCGTGACCGCACCCGAGAGGTAGTTGATCGCCCCGCGCGTGACCCAGCCGGACGGCGTGAACTCTCGCAGCGTGCCCTGACCGTTGTCGCCCCAAGGCTGGCTGCCTGCGATGGCGAGCAGCACCGTGCCGGTCACCACCTGCGCATTCACGCCGGGCACCAACCGGAACGAAGGGGCGAACGCGAACGTCTCGCTGTGGTTGCTGGTCGAGCCCGCGCTGTTGTAGCGCAGCTTGACGTAGCTGGACTCGTCGTTGGGGTACATCGACGGCGCATCCACGTAGGCGATGCCGCCGTAGTTCAGGCGGAACATCTGGCCCACGCCTGCCGCCCACCCGAGGCGTTGCGCGCCATAGACCGGGCGCGGGATTTTGAGAGTGACGTCCGGCTGGAACTGCACCGCGCCGGTGGCGTAGTTGACGCTGCCGATGACTTGACCTGAGCGCAGCAGATTGCCCGCGCCATCGTCGCGGGCGTACTGCGTGGGATCGACCAGATTCCACAGGCCGAGGCCCATCGCCTGAATCTGCTGTTGGGTGTAGACCCCGAGCACGGTGGTGTCGGTCAGGGTGTTCCACTCGATCTCCAGCGATCCCGGCTCGATGGAACCCAAGGTCGCGGTCACTGGCACGTGGCCTTGGCCATCGCGCGAGGGATGGGCGAAGGCATCCTCCTGCTTGGGGCCCGCGATGTAGTCCACCGTCAGTAGCGCGCCGACTGGCGGCAGCACATTCGGCGCGAAGCTCACGAGGTTCTGCGCGACGTTGAGATTGCCGGTGGCGGCTCCACTGAGCTCGCCCGACGTGGCGGCGGAGGCTGTGCGCGTGCCCGTGCCGCTCTCGTGTGGCCAGGTGATGGTGAGCGTGCCAGGCTGCACGCTCTTGCCTTCGGGCGGTGCGAGCTGCAGTGCCTGCGACGCCTTCAGGGTGGCGGTCGGCTGCTGGGTTTCCTGCGTCGGCACGTTCCACGTCAGGATCAGCGAGGAGCCGACGTCCGGCAGCGCGCCCAGCGTCACCACGATGGCCCCCGTGTTCTTGTTGAAAGTGCCCGCGCCGTAACTGGCGTCCAGCCCTTTGAGGGAGCCATTGCCGCTGTCCGACAGCACGTACCAGCGGCCCTGCGCCATATAGCCGATGGAGAGCGTGCCCGGTTGCGGCACCGGGTTCACCGTGCCGACGTAGGACTGGCTGCGCGACTCAGGCGTGACCGCGATCTCCGCGCTTTGCGGTGCGCGCTGCAAAATCGCGGCGGGCGTGTAGGTGACCGCCTTCGCATTGGACATCGAGCCGGAGTTCAGGCTCAGAATGCCGTTGGCGTAATCGATGGTGCCCAGCGTGCCGCTGGCAGTCTTAAGCAGGCCCGCGTCGTCGAAGACCGTGACGCCATCCGTGACGATGGTGAGCGACCCCGGCAGGCAGCCGCCCGGCAGATTGAACTTGGTGCTGGTCGTCCACGCGTGGCTGGCGCTGTAGCTCACCGGCGCGGCCCCCGGCACCGGTAGCCCTGCGGCCGCGTAGGGCGGCACGAAGGAAATAGGCGTCTCGGTCTGTGCGCTGGGCACGAGCTGGGTATAGATCGACGCACCCTTGATCGTGAAATCGCCGACCGCTGCGGCTTGGGTGAGCGGCACCACGCCAACGTAGGTGCCAGCGTCGGCCACCACCGTGTCGCGCGTTTTCGTGCTGTTGGCTGTCCGCGTGAACGTTCGGCTGGCAGGCGAGCCCGTAAAGTCGAAGCGCAGCGCGTCGCTGATGGCGACGGTGACGACCGCAGCCCGGTAGTCCTGGTCGGTGTTGTAAGTGAAGCTGCGCTCGACCACCGACACGGCGGTGGCGCGCACGTACTGTTCCTTCTGCGTGGGCAGGCCTTCGTTCTCGATCAGCACCAGCGTCTGGCCGACGTTGGGCACGGCGTCGCTGAGGCGCTGGAACAGTTGCACCACGCGCTGGCCCGCGATGTGGTTCTCGAACAGATAGCCCGCCCATTCGGGGCCCTTGTTGAGATAGGCCTCGATGCGAGTCTGCGCCTGCTCGCGCGTGTCGAAGGTCTTCTTCGTGGAGAACAGCGTGACGCTGACGCGCTCGTCCTGCGGCGGCTCGGCCACGATGACGTTGGCCCCGAAGTAGGTATCAGTGTCGTCGGTGGCCACCTGCACGAAGGTCTTGCGCAGATTGACGCGGCCGCCGGCGCGATCCAGTTCGGAGATGTCAGGGAAGATGGCATTGGAGATGCCATCGGCAATCACACTGCCGGTGGGCGCACCACCGCCTTCGGGCACATCGGCCATCACGGCGGACTTCAACAGTTTCACGTCGCCGGATTGGATGGGCATCAGGCAATCTCCAGGAGTCGAATGGTCAGGCGGTAGAAGTCGGTGCTTGCCCGTGCCGGGAAACCCAGCACCGGTTCGGCCTCGATGGCGGTGTCCGAATGGCGAAACGCCACCGTGAACACACGGCCATCGGTGAAGCTCAGTTCGAAGCGACCGGTGGCCTCGCTCACGGCCAGCGCAGCCCACGCGCGCAGTTGCTCGACGGTGGCGCGCGTCACCCACGCCATGTCCGGTGCGCCGACCAGGGTGATCGGACGTCCCGCCTGCCGGGTGGCCGACTGGATAAGCAAGGCCCCGGTGATCAGGTAGGAAGTGCTGGCCACCGCAGGCGACCACGCGTGCTCATCGCTCCACAGCAAGTCGTCGGGCAATGGCAACGCCACCCCGGTGGCGAGGTTCTTCAGTTGCATCAGGGAACTCAGGCAGTGCGGGCGCGGGCAGCGTCCAGCAGTTGCAGCAAGCGCGCTTCGTCGCGCGCATCGACGGTGGCGTTGACCTTCTGCGCTCCGGCCGCCAGTTCCACGCGCACGGTGCGCGAGGGTGTGCTGTCGGCAGGCAGTGCGGGACGCGGCAGCGCCGATCCGACAGGCCGCACCAGACCGCCCGAAGCAAAGCCCTGGATGCCCGCCATCGCGCGTCCGGCCAGTGCCTGCGCCGGGGCGCTCAGGTTGTTGATGGCCTCGAAGAAGCCCGCGCCGAAACGGGCGACGGCCCCCTTGTTGACCACGTACTCACCGGGCGTGAGCATCGCAGGCACGGTGTCCGACTTCGACAGCCCGCCGCGCCGGTAGAACTCGCCCTGGTGCTGCTCCATGTAGTCGATCAGCTCGCGCTCCAGGTCTTTACCCCAGAGCAGCGGCTGCGCCATCGCCGAGCGCCACGTTTGCTTGATGCGTTCGAGGTTCTGGCGTTCGTTGCCGGTCAGCTGCTTGCGGTCAATGAACTCCTCCAGCGTGCGCCGATCCTGATGCGCCTGCTTGCCGTAGTTCTCCATCGTCTTGCTGCGCATGTCGAGACTGACCGCCGCGCCGTAGTTCCATTCGAGCCAGCGCGTGTACTCGTTCATGCCCTGCAGGCCGAGGTCGATCATCTTCAAGGCTTCGAAGGCGTCGCGGTTTCGCTTCGGGGTTTCTGGCTTCGTGTCAGGTTTGGTGTCCGGTGCAGACTTGCCGCTGCTCGACATCGCGCGAACACGACCACCGGACGCGAAGCGCGCGACGCCCACCAGTCGCGCCAGCGCGCCGCTGCCGTACTTGCGCACCGCTGCCTTGCGGATCACAAAGGCCCCGGCATCCAGGGTGCGCGGCACGGTGTCGTGGTGGCCGGAACCCGGCACGGAGCCGCCCGTCATCCGGGGAAACGCAGGAGCCACCGCGCCGCCGTCAGCGAAGCGCCGGACGCCACCCCCTGATCCAGCACCCACCAGACCGCCGGTGGCGTTGGTTTCCACCTTGGTGACGTAGATGGTGTGGGTGCTGCTGGTGTGCATCCCGTTGAGGCTCATCACGTCGGAACGCGCCGCGTCGGCGTTGTGGTTGATGGCGTGGTGCGATTCGGTCTGGATACGATCAAGCGCCTTGATCATTCCGTCGACGTTGGTGATCGCGGCCTGCGCCTTCTCGGTGGCGACCTTCAGTTCGAACTGCGCGTTTTGGTCGGCGTAGACCTTGAGCTTGTCGAGCGCTTCCTTGGCCTTCGACACGTCGGCATCGACCGGCAGCGTTTTGCCTTCCTTGAGCAGCGCCTCGTATTCCTTGAGCTTCTTCTCCGCTTCCTGCAGGTCGGCCTGAATCTGCAGCAGGTACTCCTTCTCGGCCAGCGCCTTGTCCAGATCGGCGATGGCCTTGTCGAAACGCTCGGTGTCGGCGTCGAGCGTGACCTTCAGGCCATCCTTGAGCTTCGCTGTGATCTGGTCGATCTGGGTTTGCGTCTGCTCCAGCGTCTGGCGAATCTGGTCGCGCGCGCTGAGCGCCTCACGCGCAGCAGTCTGGTGCGCCTTGGCCTCGGCATCCAGCGTCTGGTTGAGGATTTCCTCGGACTGGCGAATGCGGTCGATGGCATCACGCACACCCTGTTTGCCTTGCGCGGCCTGCACGTCGGCATCCTTCGCCTTCTGCGCCAATTCCGCGCGCAACTGATCGGCCTGCCGCATCAAATCGGTGGCCTGCTGGTACTCCTGCCTGCGGTAGGCCTCGCGCGACTGCGCTTCCAGTTGCGTGACCTGAGACACCGCCTGCTCGGACTGCTTGCGCGCTTCCTCACCGCGCTTGGCCTCGTTGGTCTGGCTGGTGGCCACCTGCGCGGCCATGTCCATCGCCTTCTGCGCGAGCTGGCGGGCAAGCTCCAATTCACCGTTGGCCAGCGCCCGACGCGCCTGCTCCTGCATCTCGGCGATCTGGCGCTTGCGATCCTCGGTGGCCTCGTACTCCGTCATGCCCTGACGGCGGATGTCGCGGATGCGCTCCTCCGTGGACATCGACAACTGGCGCTTGGCTTCCTCGATGCGCTGTACTTCAGCCAGATGCCGGTTGGCTTCGGCGTTGAGGGCGTCGATGTGCTGGCGGTACTCGGAGAGCGCCTGCGCCAGGGTCTGGCGCTTGGTGGCGAGGATGTCGTTCTCGACACGCTGCACGTTGGCGGCGCGCTCGGCCTCGGTCGTACCCTGACGCGCGGCGGCGTCCTTGCGCGCCTGCGTTTCCTGATCGATCAGGCCGAGTGTCTCGGTGGTGGCCTGACGGCGCAGCGTGGTCTGCTGGGTCAGCGCCTCGGTGAGCAGCTGCGTGGACTTGGTGATCCTGGCGGTTTCGGACTGCTGGGTGCGCTCCAGTTCCGCCTTTTCCTGGTCGTAGCGGTTCTTCACCGCCTGCACCTGCTGGGCGAGGCTGGCCTCGACGATGGACGTCAGCCCCTTGTAGGCTTCGGCCATCTTGGCGGTGGCATCGTTGACCACGCCTTGGGCCTTGCCGACGGCCTGTTCGACCTCGCCCAGCCGGGACTTGAGCTTCTCCAGCGCGGCATGTACCGCCTCGATGCCGCGTCCGACCGCTTCCTGCGTGCCCTGGCGCACGGCTTCGAGCCGCTTGGCGATCTCCTCGGCAGCGGTCGCGGCGGTGTTCATCGCGCCCTTGGCGGCGTTCGCGCCTTCGGTGGCGTCCGCGTACATCTCGGCGAAGATGCGATTCATCTCCGCGAGCCGCTGTTCGTGCCGTTTCGTGGCTTCCGCGATGGTGTCGGATGTGAAGATGGCGGCGAACACCTCCCACTGGAAGCGCAGGTGCTCGATGCCCTTCATCAGCACCTCGACCATGAAGATGCCCGCCTTGCGGACGATCTCGAACTTCTCTGACAGCCACGTCCCAATCTCCCAGCCGATAATGGCCGCGCCGAGCACGCCGAAGGCCACGCGCAGCTTGCCGACCGTGGCGATGGCGTTCGACAACGACAGGTTGGCCGTTGCCCACGCCGCCGCCGTGGTGCTGGCGGCTGTCACCGCTGCCGCCCCCGCCGTCTGCCACGCGATGATGAGCGCCGGGATCAAGCGGTAGATCAGCACGGCAAGGCCGACCTCGGCAATGCGCTTCAACCACTGCATCACCGTGTCGAGGTTCTCCGACAGCCACGTCAGCGCCTCGGCCAGCTTCTTGGTGAAGCCGGTCGATTCGTCGAGTTTGCTGATCCACTGCCCGAAGGCGTTCGACAGGCGAGTGAATGCCTGACTGACGGTCACCGGCAACTGCGCGTACTCGGCGGCCAGCTTGTCTTTCTGGCTCATCAAGGCGTTCACCACCACGTCGGCGGTCAGGCGGCCTTCTTCGGCGAGCTTCCTCAGCCTTCCGATGGGCACGTTCAGGCCCTCGGCCAGCGCCTTGGCCAGACGCGGGCTGTTCTCGACGACGGAGTTGAATTCCTCGCCGCGCAGCACGCCCGAGGCGAGCGCCTGACCGAACTGCAGCAGGGATGACTGCGCCTCGGTGGCCGATGCGCCCGAGATGCGCAGGGCCTGCGAGATGCTCTCTGTGAGCGAGAGCGCGTCCTTCTGCTCGCCACCCAGCATCCGCACGGCCTGCTGGAGCTTGCCGTAGAGCGTCGCGGTTTCCTGGATCGGCACGCCGATGCGCTGTGCGATGGCGAACAGTTCCTTCTGCGCGACCGTGTACTCGCGGCTGCCTGCGGTGGCGAGCTTCAGACGCGCGGACATCATGTTCCACGCATCGGCTATTCTGATCGTCTCCTGCAGCTTGCCCGCAGCCCAGTTGATGGTGAGGAAGGCCAGCAGCTGGGTCTTGGCCTTGGCGACCTGATCGCCAAAGGCGTTCATCCCGGCCTTGACCTCGGCCATCCCGGCGGCGGCCTTGTCGCCGGCGGTCTTGGCGTTCGAGCCAAACTCGCCGAGGCTGCGCTCGGCAGAGGTGATGGCGCGTTTGAGCCCCTCGTCGGCCCCTTCGAGCGCAACGAGGATGGAAATTCGGTTCGCCATCTTCAGTCCACCAGCCGCAACTGCTTCTCGATGCGGGCGGACAGGCGCGGAATGCGACCGGCGACGATGCGTTCGACGTTCAGACGCTTCTTGAGCTGCACGCGCGGCACCAGCACGGCGATGGGCACGTCCGCGCCGCGCTTGAGGCGCTTGACGCCCTCGGCCTTGCGGTAGCGGCGCTTGAAGCCCGACAGTGGCCGGTCGTGTTCCTTGATGTTCTCGGCCATCAGCACGATGTTCCCCTTGGCGTTCTTGATGAAATAGGCATTGCCACCGCGCATCAGCTCGGCGATCTGCGCCTTGAAGCGTTTGCGGCCCACGCGCCCGTGCAGCGGGATCAACATCCGGCCACCAATGACGCCGCCACGCTCGTGGATGCCCGACCACGGGATGCGCGAGCCGACGTAGAGCGCGGGCAGCCGGTTCTTGTCCTTGTCGAGCACCTTGGCGGTGAAGCCTTTGACGAAGGACTTCTTGACCACCGTCATCTGGCCAGCGACGTGGCTGCGCACGTCCTGCTTGAGCTCGGCGGCCTCGCTGGCGATGCCGAGCGCGACTGCCAGCTTGACCTTGTCGCGGAACTCGCCGCCCCAGCGGCGCAACTGCGCCTGCGCGGCCTTGCTATCGATGCGAACCGAGATGCGCATGGTCTTGGAGCCTGTCGAGGGTCTGGTCGAGGTGACGCGAATCGCCGCGTGCGCCCATGGCGATCAGCGAGAGCAGCCGGGCATCGCGCGCCGCGTCCTCTCGCGCGGTGGCGGCGGCGAAGCCGCGCACCTGCGCCAGGGTGTAGTCGAGGATGTCCGGCAACCGGTGGCCGTGGGCGATCAGGTGCTGGACGGTGTCGAACCAGCCGTGGTCACTGCCACCGCCGCGCTCGTCTGCGCGATCAACCCGTCGAGCCGAGGCATCACCGTCCGGGTAAAAAAATCGGCGTTGACCTCAAGCACCTTGGCCGCCAACAGGATGGCCTGGTCGGCATCGAGTGCGTCGACCCACGCGCGGGGCTTGCCGACGGCGATGGACACAGCCGTCAGCAGGTCGTCGCCGCGCTCGCCGAACAGTGCCAGCCAGTCGATACCATCGCCGCCGATCTGCTGCATCACCGGCGTGATCGCGCGCAGGAAGGCGGGCATCTGGCCGACCTTGAGTGGCTTGATGGCCAACGGCTCCCCGTCGATGACCAGCTCCACTGCTTGCGGGATGAGAGTTTCCAGATCGCTCATGGCAGTCCCCATCACAGTTGCACGATGCGGCCGAACTGGCCAAGCACCGCGTCATATGGCTTGGTGGTGTCGGCCAGGAGCGATCCTTCCAGTTCGAACTTGTTGTACTCGTCCGAGATGAAGGAGATCTCCTTCAACGGATCGAAGGCCACGCGGTAGAGCTCGACCAGCACCTTGGCATTGCCCTGCGCGGTGTTGATGCCTTCCAGGCGCAGGTAGCGCTCGGGCAGGGCCTGCGTGAAGATGCCGATCTCGGTGGCGACGCCGTAGCTGTAGGCGGCCTTGAACGGCGCGGTGAAGCCGGTGATATCCAGAAACTGGAGGGCACCGAAATCGGTGTCGGCGGTGTAGTGCGTGCCTGCGGTCAGCGTTGCGGGCGTGCCCGCCGAGTCGGTCACCACCAGCGCCGACACCTTGGGGTGAGCGAAGAAGTAACGGTCGCCGACCACCGGAGCCGCGCCGCCGATGGTTTCGGCGGTCACAGTACCTGTGCTGCCGGTGACGTGGTTGCCGTACAGCGCTAGGGCGAGGTTTTCCTTGGTGAACTCCTCGATGGTGAGGTTCACGGTGGCCGATTTTTGCTTGACCATCCGGTGGTCGAGCGAGCGCTGGCCGGTCTGGCTCTCGTAATGCTCCAGCACGTCGGTCTTGAGCGAGAGCTTGAGCTCGGCGACGTTGCCGGGCGAGCGCACTTCGATGGGCAGGCCGGATTCGTCGCGCTTGCCGAGGAAGACGCGGCCCTGAAAACTGGCGTAGGTGCTCATGATTTGGATTCCTTGCGTTGGGTGGTGATGGGTCGGATGGGCTCAATGGGTGTGCCGTCGCCTTGCGGCTGGGGCTCGGGTACGGGCTGGCGGTCGTGGCGGGCGATGCCGTTGGCGATGAGCCAGTCGGCAGTGCTGCCATCCACATCGAGCCGTTCGCCCGCCTTGTAGGCTTGGCCCGCGTGGGTGTGCGGCTGAGTCAGAACGATGGAAGTCATGGGGGTCATCCTTTGGCTGAAAGATCGGTTTCGAGCGTCCGGTAAGTGATCGCATAGCGCGCCGGAATCGTGGCGGCCACCGCATCGGCGTCCTCGACGTCCCACTCGCATTCCTGCTCGCGGATACCCAAGGCAAGGCCACCCAGATTCCGGTCGGCCAGCAGCGCAGCATGGGCGGCGGTGAGCAGCCGGTCGGCTTCTGTCTCGGGAATTGCGGGAGGCACCGCGCGGGCCAGCGCGACGAGGCGCACCGTGAGCTCACGCGTCACGCGGTCGTTGGCACGCTCGGTGATGGATTCGGACTCGGGAAACACCACCAGCGCCGGGCATTGCTCCCGGCTGATGGCCACCGTGGGCGAGCGGTGTAGCGTGGCACCGAGCGATTCCACCGGCGTGCGGACAGCCGCCATCACCGCGAGCAGAATCTGTTCGCGGATCGAGTTGCCGGACACGGCACTACACCCGGGTGAGCTGTGCGCGCATCTCCGAGCCGTCGCCCACGGCCCGGGTGCTACGCACCTGATAGATCACGCCATCGATCTCGACCGCCTCGCGCGGAACCAGCCCCAGGAACACCGAGGCCGGATACGACATCTGATAGTCGGTGGTCGAGGCCAGGCCGTCGAACACGGTGTCGTCCGGAGCGGCGAAGCCAACCGGGTGGCGCTGCGCTGTCGTGCCGTCCGAAGGACGCCAGAGGCAGTCCTTCAAGAGCCCGGCATTGGCGGCCGATTCGTAGATCTGCTCGACGAGACTCATCACGCCACCGTCAACTTCACCAGCACGCCCGGACGATGGCACATCGGCAGCGGGTTGGACTGCGTGTGCAGATCGGTGCCCCGGTCGAACTTGCGCGGCTCCTGCTTGGCGTACAGCGGCTGGCCGATGGTGTTCACGGTCTCGTTGAAGTCCGCTGGCGCGAAGTAGGTGGCGAAAGTATCCACCGTGCCGACCGGGAAGGCATGGGCTTCCCCTGCGGCAATGAAGCGGCGCGATCCCAGCGTGCCGTCGGCTTGCACAAAGGACGCCTGGCCACGGTATTCCTCGAAGGTGATGCCGCTGTAGCTGAAGCCCGAGCGCATGTCGTTGATCAGCACCGCGCCCTGCTGCCAGTTCTGGTAGGCGGTCTTGACCTCCTTGTGGGTGGTCAGCGCCCGGAAAAACTCGGTCGAGCACAGCACATGCACGCCGGTCGAGAACTCGCCGGTGAGTCCATCTTCCATGAGGCTCAGCAACTCCAGGCAGGCAGTCTTGATTTGCCCGTTGTCGGCCGCCGTCGAAAACTCAAACGACACCGATTGCGCAGTGATGTCGAACTCGTCGAACAGATCGACGAGCTCACTGCCGTCGGCGTCGAGGATCTTGCCCTTGAGCGCGCCCATGCGCAGATGCTCCAGGGTGATCGCGTGCTTGTTGCGCATGGTCTCCAGATGACGGGCCATGACACCGCCGATGGCTTCCATTTCGGTTTCGGAACCGAAGGCGCGCAGTCCTTGCACTTCCTCGGGCAGCACCACGTCGTCGTGGGGGATGTGCGGGATCACGAAGGAGCGCAGGTTGCGCTTGCCACGTTCACCCACCGTGCCGGGCGAACCGGGCGCCCGGGTGGGCAGCAGGTTCAGACGACCGGCGTACTCCTCGAC